TTTCTCGTTTATTTGCGAATTGGAACATGGAAGATAATCTGCAGGAGTGGTTGAATGCGTTCAACAGGTTAAGCACCACCAAATATTTAGGTTACCCTTCCATATAGGACGTCAAGAAACACATATTCGGATCTTGGCACGGAGCTTGTCTTATAGCTCCAGTTCTCGCGGGATTGGTCACCTTTTTAGATGGGTGTGTATAGCTTATCATGGAGAGAAGTCCTGTGACCGTTACTTCCGCTAAGTCTATGTTTCTGCACTATGAATCTTTCTGGCTTTGTGTTGTTGTTCAATTTTCATGTTTCCTATATATCAATTTTGGTCGTGAAGATAGCGTATTGGATTATATGCGCTAGATTTCTGATCATAAGCGGTTGAAGGACTATGTTAAGAAAAACGGCATCACTTGTCCAGAGGTGATTCATAGTACCGATCTTGTGTTCACTTCGTCAGGTTATACTGCACTTGCTGAGGCTACTCAAGCTTGGATTCATAAGTATCATCCAGTGTATCAATTCCAATCAGCTGATCATGTGTCACGTGAGTTTTTCCGTGAATTCGGTCGTACTGATGAGTTTGGCTATCCCCTATACTCTAGGGAAAGCTTTAACGAGGAATGGATATTTTGGCAGATCGAGGAATATTTAGGTGTTTTGAAAGTCGCTTTAAGAGACGGACACCTAAGAGAACCTCTTTCATGGAATGTCATTCGACCACTTTTCGAACTAGTGGTACCCGACATTCTGTCCATCGAATGGTATTGTCAGCCTTAGGTAATGGATTCTATCCCACCTATTGGCCCACTGCCCTTCGCATGGTTGCCGCAACTTGGAACTGATGAACTCCCTGCGTGGTTTCACCTCCGTTTGTGTTTATGGTTTGCCTTAGTGAGCTCAGGAATCACATACCTTAGTGGCGTCCTTTTCAGCTTTACTCATTCTCTTCGTTCTCAATATCTGATGACTAGAATGCTGTTTGGTGACAACGTAACCTCTACTGCCGCGAAAAAGATTCTTAGATCTCCTTTACTAAAGAAGATCATAGAAGACAATTAGGGGCAGTATGTTCAAATAGACCCTGTCTTTTCATCCGAAGACTCAGTTGGTGAGGTTCTCATTAGACCACACTACGGAGTCCAGGAAGAGAAGACTATTCTCCGCTTGTTTACTTCATAGAATGTTGGTTTGGGCAAACAGACGAGAACTGAAGGATTACCAGATTCATTTATTCCTAAGCTGTCGTGGGATGACCGTCGTAAGACGTTCGTTGCCCGGGCCGGAGTAACCCTGGATTCAAACTGGTTAGCCCTTTAGAATGCGTTTGGTCGAGCTATTAATCCAGAAGATACACAGAGGTTAGCCGGTAGCAATGGTGGTCATGTCCACCATCGTAAGACTATCGATGATACTACATGTGAGAATCTGAATATGATAGCCAAAGCTCATGGTGAGAAGATCTTTATTGATCTTGGATCTAAACTGACTGCTATGATTAAAAAGGGGAGGGGTCTTTTTGACTACTTTGAACATCGTGAAACCATTCTAACTGTGGAGTTAGAACAACCGCAACACCAGAATCCTTACTGGGCGGCTTGGCAGACGAATGTTCATAGTGAGGACCACTGTCATCAAGTAGCACGTGCAGCAGACGGTTAGATGGTGCGCAATGATCCAACAGGTAATCTTATGGTCTTGATAAGACCACGTATCGGATAGGATTGCAATAACGATGACACTAATTATATTTAGTGGAGCAGTTTTTGTGATGAATATGCGGATGTGATACCTGGTAACTTCTTTGCAAGGCTCCATGGGACTGAACCTGCCATGACTTAGTTTTCAGTTGAGAATGTCCAACAAATCTCCTATCAGGTCGGACAAAATACAACTAGAGGCTTCTTAGCTCACTCTTATCGTGTACTTGTGTTTGCAGGTACTCTTGAGGAGTTCGCATTGACAAACCGTGCTAATCTGATCCACGTACTTGGAACAGACAGAGCACCAATAAACGATTTGCGAAGACTCCAATAGAGAACCTTTGTTCACTGTAACGATACGCACTATTATCTTTACAAAGATTTTAGTACAATCTTATCTGCTCCAATCAATAGTGATAACAGAACTTTCGCAAGCTTATTGAATAACGCGAGATGGTACATTTCAGGAATGAAATATGATCCACTACCGGGTTATTATAAATATGCTCTAAATGAAGGAAGTTTTCAAAACTACATTGGAGACGATGGATTGTTGCGTGTTAGAGCGAGACCTAATGCCGCTGGTGGATTCTACACTCACCCTGTATGCGTTCACAACGCTACTTGGGAAATGAGTTTGGGATGGTATAGTTTTTTCCAATACGTGGGTAGTTTGAAAGGTTTTGAAATGAAATTGATCAAACTGCTTCCAAGCGATGCGGAAAATACACCATTGAGACAAATCCCTCGTGAATTTTCGGGATCAGTTTAGAGCCATTTTTTGGCTCGGAAAGCTGCGCTCATTGTTGAGAGCGGTCTCATGACCAAAAGGGAGATAACGGATGCATATGGGTTTGGCGACTGCGATTGGCTTTAGAACTGGATACGGATGCTGTCATCCCTTCTGTTTGTTTTGGAATCTTCACTTTCACCTTTGGAAGAACAGACTGAAATATTGACGTCTTTGAACACTATTATGAAACGTCTTTTCGGTTCTTCTTCTCACTTGGTTTGCACTCACATGATTTTGGAACCTGGTTGGATTCGCAATGATTTGCACATTTTACAGTTCCATATCAGAGACGTGCTACAAAGAAACTACCTATTGATCAATGGTACTCCATTAGATCATGAGTTGAGTAACTTAGGGTATTAGGTAGATACTTTGAAAGTGAATTTGAAGAAGAAAACACCAGCAGAATTGTTGACGCGGAAGTTGAACAGAACTTTAGCTGTAGCAGCTACCAGTCTGTTGAAGACAACAGATCGTTTCTGGGGTGACCGGCCTTATTTCTTTAACAAAAGATTACCGGACACAGCCTGGGATATTGCTTTACAAAATCCTTGTGTGGCCCATGACGCTAGACTGCCGCTCAAGCTTGATTACCTAAGAAAGGTGTATCAAGAGTCTACCCCCGTGTATCGTTCACTCAAGAAAGAATAGTACACACCTTCTGGATTTGAAATCTTCTCTGATGGGCAACCGTTGCAGGAGTTTGAATGGGATTCTAAGTCTAACATTGGATTAATCTGGGGCTTTGTAGGCCGCCACTTGTCATGTGGTGTGCGTCCAGATCCAAATGTTATTCAGCGTTTTGGTAGATTTACAGAGTTGATGTTTGAGAAGCTGTTCCAAGATATTAATGCTCTTCCAATCACTCTTATACCGTTACGCGACTGGATCCTTTCCAAGAAAGGGTGGGGAAAAGGGAAATAGCTGAACTACCTGGAGAATATTAAGAAACATGCCTCTGGAGATTATCCTTTCACAGGAGCTTACCAAGGTGTGATAAAAAGCGGAGAAGTTAATTACACTACTCGTTTAGTGGTTAATAATGGTTGGCTCGATGATCAATCTTCTCGCTATCGTTTCTTTGTTAATCCGCCAGGACCCCTTTGTGGACTGCTCACATACATATAGGCTTACATCTTCAAAGACTTGAAGTGTATGGGTGAGTTTTGTCACGGACTGAATGCGAAGCAATTGAAAAAACGGATGTGGAGGAACATTAGTCTGATAGGTGATCCTGACACCCTGTCAAGTTACTCCATTGATGGTAGCAAATTTGATTCCACACAACACCAAGAGATTATCGAAGTTGTGGATGACCGCTTCTGGAATATGTATAGGCCGCGATTGAGACTTATTCTAGAAAAGATTAATCAGGAATGGCATTGGAATATGAAGATAGACTAGATTCTTCATGGCCTAATTTCCTCTGCCACTCAGCAAATTGCACAGATTTTCCTTGAGTTAAGAGATCGAGAAGAGGTGATGTTGACTCAGGCTGAGTAGGATGCGTATCGTCAAAATTGTTTGAACAGCTGGATGGCGAAAAAGCGTCAAAATAAAAACCCAGTCGCTGGGGTTGTGGCTTTCTATGTGCGTGGAACCACTTACAGCGGAAATCCTGTGAGAACTACTCTCGGGAACACCCTCCGGTCGATTATGTACATGTATTTTTATGCCTACGAAGCTGGCTTATTCGACCCAGAGGAGTGGAAGTCAAAACCTGAAGCACGGCACATTTGGTGCATCGCTTCGGGGGATGACGTGGTTGCTTGGTTGAAAACCCATCAACTGTGGAGATTGCGCGACTCACTACGTGAGTTGACCACCGATGACAAAGACTTAATGGGCATAATTGGCTTAGGTCAAATTATTGTCGATTAGAAGGTTGCTGACTGGTGGGACAATGAGTTCTGTTCGAAGTGGTTCTACCACGACGGTACAGCCTCTCTGGAAAAATGGGTGTGCACAAGAGATCTGAAGAAGACGTTTGCTACGAAGATGCTTTATAAAGGAAACCAAGCCTTCTTACATCTAGACCCAGTGTTCCATGCCTTTGCCATCTTTGATGGCATCTGCAATGAGGTGAACTCAATAATGATTCAGCGTCTGTGTGCATTCCGTGTGCGAATGATGTTGAAAAGACGGAAATCCCTAACCTTGAATGGTAATCTGTGGACCACCAAAGACCGAGAAATATTTGATATCTATCGTCAATGGCATTAGAAACAGCGGGATTAGATTTATCGCTCTGAATTCTTCAGAGTAGAGAGGAGACCAAGTGACGTGTACTCATTGGAGGCGTTACTTCAAGAACCAAAAGATGTAGACATTAATCCTGATTGGAAGTATGAGCTTTGGCTCATGCAGAAGATCGGGTTCGATTTCTCTTGTTTGGTCGACTTAGCTGTTACAGGTCAAGTCCAATTCTCTTCAAGATCGTTCGGCGGTTCTTAGTAATAAGAATGCTAGTCGAGTTTTACCGTAAGGTATATGCTCACATAATTAATTATTTAAGCGTAATGCTTATCTGTCGGTGCAAAACCGGACTTCTGAGAGGAGATCAAATGTATCTGTAACAATTTAAAAGGTTTGAAAATACCCATCCCGTCAGAGCTTTCTCATTTTCCATTCGTTAAAATGTCT